AAAAGGACACGTACCTGTCGTCAAACGTGTCCTGACTCGCACCCCGCTCGCCCAGTACTTCCACTAGCTTGAGTGGGTCAGGGACGAAATACACCCTCTCATCCACGGGCACGACAAACCCTGAGCTAAAACACAATACCTCGCCTTGCACCATCTTCGTCTCGAGATTGAACAACGTAGACATCTTAGACACCACCAACTGACCGTTAACACTTCTTCTCAACCACACAATATTGTCATCTCCTTTCAAAATCATCAACGCGATGTTGCCGGCGCCGATGCACTCCACTGCCGACACTGCATTGTAAACAATGTTGCCGAGCATCGTCTGCGGTGCTCCAGACTTCATCTGGTAAGCTGAGACGAACATGAGGCCAAGCGCCTTACTCGACACCCTGCCAACGTACGAGTCCTCGAATATGTCGTTCACCCCAGGGTCCAAACCCAACTCGACGAACAAAAGAGACTCTATCATCCTCGCCAACAGTCTCTGAGACTTGTCATACTTGGATGAATCGATCTCTACAGCAGTGAGAGCCAACACGGACTCCCTGAACTCACTGAGCCACTCGGATATGTCCGCGTCAGACGACCTGCCCGCGCTCTTGATCTCCGGCCTCAACGCACTGTCAAACCGCTCGAACACTCGCCTATAAAGGCTAGTGAACAACGCCGTGTCCTTCTTCGACAAACTAACTATGACCTGAGGTTGGCCCAGCTCGTGCTGCGCCGACACACTCAATTTTGGTTTGACCCTTTGCTTGACTATGGTGTCGAACTTTTCCAAGCTCAGCTCTACCATTCCCTGCTGACACTCGGCCAGCAAAGCGGACTTATACGCACCGTCCCTGGTGGCCAGCCACGCCATGTAATCGGTAGCGTTGAAGGAAATGGGGTTAGCCCTATAAGCTTTCCCCACGGTGTCCCTAAACCCTGGTAAAAATGCGAACTTAATGAACCTGTCAACCAAAGCCCCCGCAAACTCCCACACATCGTGCTGAGACTGAAGGTCGGGAGCATTGAAATTGCGCTTAGCCGACGCCAAAATGGCATCAGTGAGAGTAGTGCGAGAAACGGCCAGCGCCGACGTCCGCAACGGGGCGTCGTCATGTAACCTTTCGGGGGCTGCCACGTTCTTGTTAACCTCCACCTTGCCTTGGAACCTGGCCGTAATGTCCATGTCTTTGACATGTTTCAGTTCCGCAACATTCTGCAGTTGAGCCACAGAGTTTCCGGGAAACACTTCATCATAGGCCGTCTGCAATACACTCAAGGGGTCGTCGACTTCATTGGGCATGTACGGGGCCGGTGGCTGCCAATGTTCAAAATAAACATTGCGAATCTTCTCCTTCATGACGGAAGGTGCATAAGCTTTCTCCACCCCCCCAACGAACGCCACAAACGGATCGTCCGCCACGTCACCCAATTCCTCGGGTCTGTCCTCCACTGTCAACCCGTAGGGCTCGATCCACGGAACGTCTGGTCTGTAGTTCCTGTCCACGTACACATCGAAGCAAACGCCAGGTACGAAATCCGTCGAATACAAACTCTCCCTCGCTGATGCCAACGACCTCCTTTGAGCATTATACGCCACGTCATAAACATAAGAGCTAACTAACCAAACCAGCCTGCCCAGCAATCCAAATGGCGCCGAAACGGCCATCTGAGCCGCAGTGACGTTCCGTTCCACATCATACAAAGACTCATTGGTGAGCCTGTACCTAAGTTGGAAAGCCGTCAAAGCGCACACCATGCTGGTGCAAAGAGCGTCAGCGTAGCCTAAACTATTGCACCGGACAACCCTGACACCGTCCACCAGGTCCACGTAATTATGTTGCGACACGTACCTAATGGCGTCACCTACGACGTCCGCACCTTTGTCCAACGCCACGAGATAATCAACACAGGATGTGAACAACTCCTTACGGACCTCTATGGC